TCAGTGGCTCAAAAACAAATACACAAGTGGCAAACGGTGCTTTGCGTATTACAGACGTATCTCAAACCGCAAATACAGGCTCATATGTGTTTTCATCAGATATTGATGTAGGTTCAACAAAGCTTGTTAGAGCAGAAATAATAGTAAATACCATTCGATTGGATGCAGGAACTAATGTGACGCTTTTTGATGCTATTGGAGGTGGTTCAACTCTATGGGATGCCCTCACAGGTAACGTAGATGATCTTTCAGGTGCTACATCACAACAAAAGGACAGTGATGTTCAGTTTTTCATAGAGCCGTCTACAACTAACTCTTTTTCTGGAACATTTCAAAGATTCAGAGCAGGATTCTTTACTGGACGGTATTTTAGGTTTAAGATAGAGCTTAAAAGCGAAGCGACAAACATCACACCGTCAATATCAACACTTAAAGCAGAGGTAAGGTATAACTGATGGCAAACGGACACGATTATAATATAGCAAACCAAACTGCACCAAACTTTCGTGCAGATTTAAATACTGTTCTTACAAATATTAGAAGCACAAACTCAGGTGCATCTGCTCCTGCTAACATTTTTGCCAATATGTTATGGTATGATACAGGTACAAATGAATTAAAGATGCGTAATGAAGCAAACAACGCATGGATTGTTCTACTGCAATCTGACCAGACAAACAATAGGGTCAATATCATTACCGATGACATACAAGCCGCCACTTCAGGCGGTACAGAGGTTAAAAATTCTTCTGGAACTACAATTTTATCTCTTCAACCACCTACACAATCTACAGCAGAGACAGGTACGGAAACGACACAGGTTATGACACCTCTTAGGACAAAGCAATCTATACAAGCAAATTCTATCCAGACTATCAACGCAGGAACTGGAATATCAGTATCGGTATCTGGCACGACAAGAACAATTACAAACACTCAGACTATAGGTGCAGGGCAAGGATTGGACGTTAGTGGGTCAACAGTAAGCATGGAAGATAGTTTTCTAGAGAATGTTAGTGGGCATTTTACCACAAGCACGACAAGTTTTACGAATAATAGATCATTTCCAGTTTTGGTATGTGGAAGAAGAAACACAACGAGTTCTACAACAAATACTGTAAATATAGGTGGGTCAAACCAAACTCTTGATATGAATGATGGAGATGGTGGAACATTTGATAACGTTGTTTGTATACTTCCAGTTGGTGCATCTGTAAGTAATTCGCAAGGAATGACATTGCTTATAACAGAATTGAGACCCGGCTAATGATAGGAAAAATGAGACATAAACTTTATGTTCAAACACAAACAAGAACCAGTGACGGTGGTGGCTCACAATCAGTTTCCTATAGTGATAGTTTCTCTATATTTGGCATGATACAGCCAAAAGCAGGGCAAGAAAGGGTCTTTGGAGACCAATTGGAAGAAAAAGTCACGCATATAATTACCACTCGTTTCAATAGAAATATAACCTTCAAAAACAGATTACAGTACCGTTTCAACAAAGGAGGACAATCCTTTACAAGACAATTCAACATAAAGCGTGTCATAAACAGGGATACCAGAGATAGATATTTAGACATTTTGTGTGAAGAAGGTGTAGCAACATGAGGGTATCTGTCAAAATTGATAAAAAGAAGATGTATAATAAGACTAAGAAAGAGCTTGAAAGCCTTGCTAAACAAGTCATTTTTTACGGTGTAAATGAAATAAGAAACAACGCTGTCACAGGAATAACGCAAGGTACAAAAAGCGGTACAGTAAGGAGAGATGGGTCTAGAAGATCAGCAGAGGGTGAGTTTCCTGCTACAGATACTGGCTTCTTACAAAATAACATTGTTGTCTCTCTTGCTCCAGATGGAATGTCAGGTGAAGCAATTAGCAGAGCCGAATATTCTTCTCACTTAGAGTTCGGTACATCAAAAATGGGTGCAAGACCTTTTATGCAACCGTCAGCAGAACAGGCAAGACCTAAAATAAGGAGAAGGCTTAAACAGCTTTTTGGATAATGGCATTACATTCATTTGCATTACAACAGGCAATATTTACGGCTCTAGATGGTGCAACCATAAATGATGCAAGCGGAAATGCTATTACAGGGGTTTTTGACGATGTTCCAGAAAATACATCATACCCTTATGTCGTAATAGGAGAAGAAACAGCTACAAACATAGATACGAAAGACAAAGATGCCCATGAGCATACGCTTACAATCCATGTTTGGAGTCAGTACAGAGGTAGGAAAGAGATAAAAAATATTATGAGTTCAGTCTATACAACGCTTCATAATGCGAGTATAACTGTAAGTGGTGCTTCCTTAGTGAATATCAGACATGAGTTTGAGAATACGCTAACCGAAGCTGATGGAATAACTCGACACGGAGTCATGCGATTTCGTGCTGTAGTTTTTGATAGCTAAAGGAGAAGAAAATGGCGGCACAAAGAGGTAAAGCCTTATTACTTAAAATTGATATTAGTGGAACGATGACAACAGTGGGTGGCATGAGGTCAACATCTATGACACTTAACGATGAAGCTGTAGACATCACAAATAAAGACAGTGGGTCTTTTAGAGAGCTACTGCCATCAGGTGGTATACAATCTAT